GGACAAAGCTGAACGGGTTGATGGCCCAAGTCGAGTCATCCTCAATCTCGGTCTGCTCGGCACCGAACACCCAATGGCCGGTCTTGTCCATCTTGAGGATGACAGAACCCGCGCCGTCAGGGACGCCTGCGCTGATCGAGCGCAGACCGGAAGCGAGAGACGAAACGGAAGGAAGGTTAGCACCGGCGAATACTGTGAGATTAGACATTCGTTTTCTCCTTAGACGAGTTTACCAAGAGCGGCGGACAGTTGTACGCCGATCTGCAAGACCGCCGGGCGAGGATCATCCTCTGACGCCAGCGTGTTGCCCGATGAGACGGAAACGACGTGGTCCGCAGGCAACGCAAGCTTGTGCTTCTTCAGCACCTTCTCGGCCTTCGCAGGACTAAGGATCGTCATCTCAGTCAATTCCATTGCATTAACACCCATTGCGCGCATGGCTTCAAGGGCTTTGTTCTCGTCCACCCACTGGCGCATACCGCGCTTGGGGACAAGCTTGTACCCCGGCACCGGCAGACCGGCCTCCAGCGTCTGCATCGCCAACGCCCGCACTTCTTTGATCCAGCTTTCCAACTGGTCAGCCATGCCAAGGTAGTCGGACATGTTCTCAATGCTGAGATCCTTCAACGTGGACACCAGCGCCCGGTCAGCCGCGCCGGTCATGATGGGGCAGATCGCCTTGCCAGCGCACCAACGGCACCAGTCGCCCTGCGCCAACGGCGCGTCAGGCTGCTGCGCGATCTTCACCGCAATGATCAGCTCCTTTTCAAACAGTTGGATGCGGCGCGGGGTCGTCTCCCAACGCTTGACGTAGGGCGGCTGCACGATGACCAGTTCAACCTTGGTAGCGCCTTCGAACGCCCACTGCGCGGCAGGGGTCCGCATGGCCGCAGCGGCGTAAAACATAAGCTGTGGGTTCTCCTCGACATCAACGGCGACGCCGTCGCCAAACTTCCAGTCCACGATGTACGCAGTGTCGCCGATCCGCCCGACAATGTCGGCGGACCCGAACACACCGGGCAGCAGATCGCCAAAGCCAACAACCACCTCGGTCTCAAACTCCATCTGCTTGTCGGGGTCGATGTCATTCAGCGCCGCCAGCGCAGGCAGCAGCTTGTTGTCGATCAGATCCTGATCAAGCGTCACGTCCGCATGGACAGCGCCAAGAAAATCCTGCGGCGTAGCCTTGCCGTCCAGCACGTCCGCGATGACGTTGTGGAGCAGGGTGCCGGTGTCGGCGTAGACGCTGGACGGCTTGGGCGGCATCTGCGCGACGAGCGTCACGGAGCCAGGGCAGTTGATGACGCGCTTGGCGGTCGAACCGCCGACGATGCTAGAATGTTGAGCCATTAGATTACCTCAGTGGATTGTTGACGAAACCGACACTAGACTTTCTTTTACGGGTATGCAATACATTTTTTTATGAGAGAAAGCGAGATCGAACGATATTTTGTGTGGACCGTCCAGTCGCTGGGCGGCGTCACCTACAAGTTCAGGTCGCCCACGCAGCGCGGGGTGGCCGACCGGATCGCGTGTATGCCCAACGGCGAGACGTGGTTTGTGGAACTCAAAACCAAGGGCGGGCGTCTTGCGCCGCTCCAGAAATTATTCGCAGCGGACATGCTGCGGTTGGGGCAGCATTACGCCTGCTTGTGGTCAACGGAAGAGGTAGACAAATGGGCCTCGCATTACGACCCTACCAAGAAGAAGCCGCTGATTTTCTATTCGAACGAAACCGGGCGATGATCCTTGCGCCAGTGGGCGCGGGCAAGACGGCCATTACGTTGACGGCCATGACCGAGATGGTTGCGGAGGGGCATGTCAAGCGGTGGCTTGTGCTGGCCCCCAAGCGCGTCTGCACGGACGTGTGGCCGGTCGAGCGTCTGAAGTGGGCGGCTGATTTTGACATCGCCATCGCCACCGGGACGCCAGCGCAGCGTCAAGCGGCGTTTGACAGCGCCGCGCCCATCGTCGTCACCAATTACGACAACATCCAATCCCTGCCGGATCTGTCGGGCTTCGATGGCGTCGTCTTTGACGAGTTGACGCGGCTCAAGAACCCCAGCGGCAAACGCTTCAAGGCGCTGCTGGCGCACCTCGACAAGATCCCGTTCCGGTGGGGCCTGACCGGCTCGTTCACGTCCAACGGGCTCGAAGACGTGTTCGGCCAGTGCAAGGTGATCGACCAGACGCTGCTGGGCCGGGCCAAGGGTGCGTTCCTTCAAAAGTATTTTGTCTGCATCAACCGCGACTTCGGCGACTGGCAACCGCGCAAGGGCGCGCTGGAACAGGTCATGGACGCCATCCGCCCAGCAACCTTTGTGCTGGACCCCGGCGAGTACAGCGACAAACTGCCGCAGTTACATGTTGTGGAAATGCGCTGCGACATGCCCGACCGCAAGCCCTACGAAAAGATGAAGCGCGACTTCCTGCTGGAGTACGGCGAGGACAAGATCATCGCGGCGAACGCCGCCGCCGTGACGAACAAGCTCCAGCAGATGGCGTCTGGATTTGTTTACGATAACAAGACGATAGCGTCAGAGGAAAAGGGAAAGTTTACTATGAAACAGAAGGTCATTTGGTTCGCGACGCACAAGTTCGATCTGCTGGACGAGGTCCTAAACGAGAACCAGCGCGCCAACACGATCATCGTCTACAACTACAAGGAAGAGCTGGCCGAACTGAAGCGCCGCTACCCCACCGCGCGCACGATTGACGATTTCAACGCCATCGACCGATGGAACAAGGGCGAGATCGAGCTGCTGCTGATCCACCCCAAGTCCGCCGGGCACGGGCTCAACCTCCAGTTCGGCGGCTGCAAAATTATCTTCCTGTCGATGCCCTGGTCGTTGGAGCTGTTCGAACAGACGGTGGGCCGCCTGCACCGGGGCGGGCAGACCAAGGATGTCTGGTGTTATTTGCTGATCTGTAATAAAACAGTGGACGAACGGATCTGGGGTGCGCTTCAGGATAAGCGAGCGATCTCGGACATAGCACTTGAGGAACTGACAACATGAACTGGCGCGAGATCAACAAGGTGCTGCCCACGCTGGATGAGGACACCGTCAGGCGGATGCTGGCGGACGAGCGCACGGGCGAGCAGCGCACCACCGTCCTGATCCGTCTGCACCAACGCTACACGGCGCTGCGGGCGGCGCGGGAGCGCACGGAGATCCTTGGAGACGTGGAGTTTCCCAAGGTGGTCGCGCTCACTTAGCGCACCAGCCTTCGCGCCGGGCGTTGTTCTGCTTGACTTCAATGATGGTGCCTGTGGTGTCCTTGGACGACCAGGACACATCCTTCCAGACTGTGCAGACCGCCGCGTTAGTCTCGACGGTGCTGGTCAGGGTTACGCACCCGGTCAGGGGACAGATCAAGAGCATCAGCAGCATCCACCGCATTGCGTGTTCTCCGTAGCACGTCCGCCGTCGCCGCAGCCTCAATCTCGGCCACGGCGTCTCTGCGGATCTTGTAGTAGACGCCCGTCAGCGTCATCACGATGATGACGCCCATGATGGCGTAACGCCCCAGCGGCGTAAAGAGCAGGCTAAACACCGTGTTCGTCCATGTGCTTCTTGCGCCAGAACCAGATGGCTGCGCCTGCGCCAATGATCGCCAGCATGATGACGAAGTTCGCGTTGTGCAGCAGGCCCATGATCTGGTCCATTACGTCAGAGGCGTCCTTCGCCTGCGCCGCGACTTCCTTGACAACGCCGACGCTTCCAAGCCCTGCCGTCAGTAGCGCCGCATTACCCTGCTTGCTGTCCGCCATAGTTCTTTTCGGAGGAGCATCAGGTTCTGCACGGTCCTCTTGTTCATCATGCGCCTGATCCTGTGCGGTCCACCATGCGCCTGCCGCCTGGCGGCGGCGCACCAGCCCTGGCAGCACCTTGCCGCCGCCCTTGGTCCACTTCATCAACTCGGCAGGCACCGCGTCCAGATCGCCAGCGTTGACCTTCTTGAGCATCGTGGAGGACTTCAGGTTGCCGACGCCCGCGTTGTAGGCGAAGTCCACCAACACATCGAACTGGTTCTGCGTCAGTTCGACCTTGATCAGATCCTGAACAGAACGCTCGTATTTGATCAGATCCTGACGAAGGATCGTGTCCGCCTGCGCCTGCGTGATGGTCATGCCGTCGTTGACCATAGGAGCGCCAGCGGCGCTGGTGTGGCCGTAGCCGATTGTACACACATTTGCGGGGCAACGGTACGCTTTCAGTTTGCAGCCTTCAAACTTCTTGAGCAGGTTGTCGAGACCGCCTTGGCTCATGTGCATGATTATTTCCCCTTCTCTAAAAGAGTGACACGCTTATCCAGCGCGGCGATCATTTGTGCGGTGTCAAACCGGATGGCAGCGCGCGCGGCAGCGGCGTCGGCCACCATGTCCATGCGGCTCTTCTCGATGGCGGACATGGAACGCTCACGGTCCAACGTCATGGCGGCGCGGGCCAAGGCGCTTTCCTTTTCGACCTTGCTGATTTGATCGCTCAGGTTCTCGCGAATCTGCGCCATGTCGATGGTGGTGCCTTGGGGCGGGATGGCCTTGTTGTCGGCGTTGACGACGACAGCCACCTTGGACTTTAGTTGAATGATCTCGTTGTTGGCAGCAGAAAGCGCGCTCATGAGGTAGACGACGCAAGAGAACAGGATTGGGATACCGGCAAAGGTAATCTTCTCTACCAACGCGCCCTTGCTGGCGCTCGCCGCCATCTCGATGGCAAACTTTTCCTGTTTCTCTTCCGTGGTACTCATATTTCAGTTCCGGCTTTCCAATCACGAACGGCTATGCGTATGCGGATGACGAGCAACGCAAGTGTCGCCAGCGTGACGCAGAGCCCGGCCCACGCACCTAGCTCCATCGCCCACCACGGGAGTGTCAGCGCCCCCGCAGCGATTGCACCATCAACGGCCAGCTTCGTATCGTGCATCGCGGACCTACTGGTTAGCGAGGGCGTTTTGGGCTTGTTGAGCGCCCGGCATACCTATGGATAGCATGTTGCGAATGGCAGATGAAGGCATACCTTGCGGGGCCAGAGCGTTGCCTACGTTACGCGCGCGTATGCCTTCTGCAAATTTGTTGGCTATAGGCATTGCCTGCGCCCCTCTTGCGCTTTCCGCAAATTTACCAACCGTACCGGGGACTGCAAAAGCCAAAGATCCAAACGGCCCTACTATTGCGTGTCCCATAGTGCCTGCTAGGGCAGACATGACGTTCCCAAACATGCTGGTTCGGCTAAATCCCGGCATAAGATTTTCCAGCGTTTGAAGCGTTTTAGACCCTATATCGCCTGCCGCTATATCTTTAATGATTTTTTGCTCTGCGGGAGTATACCGCGCCAAACGGTCTTCGTTCTTAGCTAACGAAGAAAATTGTACGCGCAAAGCTTTAATCGGGTTGTCCGTGGTGGACATATCCGCTTTATGAATGAGCGTTTCAATTTCGGCGCTTTTTGCCGCTGTACCAAATTTATCGCGCGCATTTATCAGCGCGTCCTTGACGGTGTCAGGGGCGGCAGAAGGAAGCATTGGATCTTTTGGGACTACATTAGATACGTTTACATCATTAAGGGTAGCATCGAGTTTGCGCGAAATCG